GACGCTGGTATGAGTGTGCCTGCCTTACAAGACGTGACTGTGAACAATGCAAATGATGTATTTTCGTGGACACAACTAGATGCTTCAGCGAAAAAACAAATCGCTACAACATCTACAAACAGTCTTGCGATGAACATTGTTCTAGATGGGACAACATTTTTTGGAGATGGAACGACACCCGTAACGGATGCGGACCACTCTGGAATCTTTAACCTGTCAAAAAACAAAACCAAAGTGTCATTTTCACTTTACCTTGGAGACAACGACGACGGAACTACAGGTAAAACGATCAGTGGCGATGGTTACATCACAGGTTTAGCACCAACAGTATCAGCAGATGCACCAGTGTGGGTTTCACCAATCACTATCACAGTGGATGGCGAATACACAGTAGCGTAATAAAAACGTATTTTCAGAGGGCGTTCAGCGTCCTCTGAGACACACTAAATAAAATTGATTTATGGACATATTTGATTCAAAGAACGAAATAGAATTATACCAATCCATTATCGCAGAATCTGCCAAAGCATCAAATGAAATAAGATGTGCCAAAGCAGACATAGAAAAAGCCAACAGCAGACTAAAATTTTTAGTGATGTTGGCAAACAAACTGATTGAACGAAAAGGAGATCACAATGGACCTATCAAAGATAGCGACTAAACCACAATTAATATTAAGAACACTCAACGACGAAGAAACTGTTAAAGAATTTGGAGAAGCATTAGACTTTTACACTTGGGACAGAACACCCATTGACCAATTTATGAAGTTGGCATCAGTGGACAAAGACAATTATTCCTCAGTGCTGGATGCTGTGACAGGATTGATTCTGAACAAAGAAGGCAATCCCATCATAACCAAAGACACATCACTGCCCAACAATATTTTAATGAAAGTGGTCACAGAGGTGGTAGAAAATTTGGGAAAGTCACAGAAGTAGATCTCACTCCAGGTACCACAAATCTACGACAAATACTGTTGATTGACACAATGGCTCAAAGGTATTCTGCTCTTCCAAGTAAGATACTATTTGAAGCGGACACATTTGACATACATATTATAAACACTGCCACTGCTTGGGAGCAATATCAAAGAGAAGTTGCCACTGCAAAATCAGGCAAAGGCACAATGCCAACACCAAAAGTTCCTGTAGGTAAACTGCGAGAAATGATGGCAAACGTGAGGAAGAAAAATGACGTTTAAAAAAGTTTATGATAGAATAACACCATCTATCACTCGTATTAACGAGAGATTAGAAAAAGTGCCCAAAGCGGCCCTAGACTACTTTGTGAAAAAAACTCCAAAAAGAGGCGGAAACGCCAGACGTAAAACAAAATTGGTAAATAAAAAGATAATCAGTGCTGATTATCCTTATGCCAAGAGATTGGATAAAGGTTATTCAAAGAAAGCACCAGAAGGTATGAGTAAACCCACTGGAGATTTTATAAAAGCATTGGTTAAAATTATTCTAAAAAGGAAATAGAGAATGGCGGATTTAAGGTACAGAGTTGATGTTGATACCAAAACAGCACAGAATAATCTATCATCATTCAAAGCCACTATTGCATCAGTAGGAGCGGCAATAGCCGCAGTTGGGGTTGTTAAATTAGTCAAGTCATTTGTGGATGTTGGTTCAAGTGTAGAAACCCTTGGATTAAGATTCAAATTCTTATTTGGTTCAGCAGAAGAAGGTGCCAAAGCATTTGATACCTTAACAAAATTCGCATCCAAAGTTCCTTTCTCACTACAAGAAATTGAAAAAGCATCAGGTAACCTTGCAGTGGTTTCCAAAGACGCAGATGAATTAGGCAAATTATTAGGGATCACAGGTAACGTGGCGGCGGTTACAGGCTTGGACTTCAAAACCACTGGTGAACAAATTCAAAGAGCATTTTCAGGTGGTATTGCATCAGCAGACATATTCCGTGAAAGAGGCGTTAGATCAATGCTGGGCTTTGAAGAAGGTGCCAAAGTATCCATTGAACAAACCATCAAAAGATTTGAAGAAGTGTTTGGCAAAGGTGGAAGATTTGGAAATGCCACCAACGAATTTGCCAACACATTGGAAGGTACCGTTTCAATGTTGGGAGACAAAATGTTTACCTTCCAGAAACAGGTAGCAGAAGGATTTTTTGATGAATTAAAATTTCAATTGGGTGACCTTAACAAGTTTTTTGAAAGCAACGCAGATGTATTAGAAGAGTTTGCAGACTCAGTTGGTGCAGGATTAGCCACTGCCATACAAGGCACAGTCACAGTTATAAAATTTTTAAAAGAGAACATTGATTTGGTTAAGGCGGCATTTGTGGCATTGGCAGTGGGCAAAATTGCGTTATTGTTCTTAACATTGACAAAAAACATAAGAAAGGCATCTGGCGCTATGGCGGCATTCAATCTTGTGGTTGGTGCAAATCCTTTCATCAAAATACTGTCAATCACTATGGCGGCGGCAGGAGGTTTAATTTATTATGTTAACAAAACTTCAGATGCCACCAAAGCACAAGAAGAATTAAACAAGACAGCAAAAGAATATAACAAAATTGTAAATTCTGGATTAGATATGAGTATACGAGCCCCTGTTGATTCTAAGAAATCAAACGATGAAGCAGAAAAGATAGGTGCCACTATCAAGAAATTAACAGATCAGATCACCAAAGACTTTGAAAAAACAAAATCATCTATAGAATTTGATCAGCAATTAATGAATTTAAGAGGGTTTGATAAAGAATTACAAAAAATAAGAATCACAGAAGAAAAGAATGCTGAAGCAATCAAGAACAGAATCAAAGAACAGACTGAAGGAGTAGATGCAAAACAGGTTGAAGCATTAATTGCCAAAGTAGAACAAAACAAAGATACCTTAATTCAAGCACAACAAGAAATTGCCAAAGCAACCAGAGAGAATCAAAGAGACTTTTCAACAGGTTGGGGCGATGCTATGGATGACTATGTGGAGAATGCCACTAATGGTGCTCAACAGGCAAGAAAAATATTTGAACAAGCCACACAAGGTATGGAAGATGCCATTGTGAGATTTGTTAAGACAGGTAAATTCAATTTCAAAGATTTAATCAATGATATGCTGACCACACTGTTAAGAAGCAGAATACAAGAACTGTTCGCAAGAATATTTGGTGGTGCTGGAGCAAGAAGCAACGCACCAGGCTTGTTTGATGTGTTGGGTTCAATTGGTTCTGCTATAGGTAGCAAATTGCCCAAATTTGGAGATGGTGGTATGCTTGGCGCAGGCAAGTTTGGCATTGCAGGAGAAAGAGGACCAGAATTAATTCAAGGACCAGCATCTGTCACACCATTAATGGGCAGTCAAGTCACATACAATATTAACGCAGTAGATGCCGCATCATTCCAGGAACTATTGGCAAGAGATCCACAGTTCTTGTTCGCAGTATCAGAAACAGGCAGACAGAGTTTGCCACAAACAAGTAGGTAACCACAATGACAACAGCATATCAAGAAGTATTTGACAGAGCCACATCACTCAGCATCAACAAGAGAAGAAAAGTTTCACAAACACAATCCAGATCAGGTGTAATCAAAACCACATCTGTTGGTGGACAAGTTTGGGAGTTTGAAGTTAGACTGCCTGATGGTCCAAAATTTTCAGACTATCGTTCAATCATACAGGATATGGAAACATTGGACAGAGTAAACACAGGTGAAGTCAGCATACCACAATCATATATTGCTGGCACAGTGGGTGGTTTAGGTGTGTCAGGCACCATCAATGTTGCCGCAACACAGGGTGGCACTTCATTAACAGTGAACACCAACACATCAGATTCAAATTTTAGATTAAAAAAAGGCGATTATATACAATTAGGCACATCAGGTAAGGTTTATGCCGTAACTAATGATCAGGCGAGCTTAACGGGCGTCATTGGCGTTCACAGACCCCTATTAGATGTCACAGCAAATTATGATTTGGTTATTGGAACAAATGTTGTTTGGGACGTGATTTGTGTTCAATGGCCCAATTACACCATATTTGGTTATGACCAAGTGAGTTGGAGCGGTCCATTTATATTTGTTGAGGCAATATAATGCCCCTGAATCTTTCATCATACAGAAACATACAAACCAATCTATTTTGTAAGTTGGTGGTACCTGGTTATCAGACATTAACCTTTTCAGACTACCACATCAATTACACCATAGACAGTGTGACATACCAAGGCATAGGAGAATTATTATCTGTATCCAACACCACCAGCAATTTAAGAGCCACTTCAGAAGAATTGAGCGTGTCAATATCAGGCATACCCTCAGGCAACGTGAGTGACATACTCACAAAGAAGATCAAAGGTTCAGAATTACAAATTACTAGAGCATTTTTTAATGCCGCCAATGGAGCATTGTTATCCATCACAGGCAATCCAGCAGGCAAGTTCAAAGGAGTTGTGAACAATTTCAATGTGGCAGATGATCTGTCAGGTTCAGATAGTTCTGTCATAATCACAGTCACAGCAACCAGCGTGATTGATCAACTCAACAACAAAGTGACAGGCAGAAGAACCAATCCCATTGATCAAGCAGAATTTTATCCTGGAGATCAATCTTTTGACAGAGTGCCTGCATTGGCAAAATCCAACTTTAACTTTGGAGCACCCAAGTAATGAGTTTTCTTGATGGCATAAAAAACTTTGGCAACAAAACACGAGGATTTTTAAAAAGTAATCGTAGTTCATTGATCACCACAGCCGCTTTGGCTTACTTGGTGTATAGACTGAACCGTAATGTCAACAAAGGCAATGACATAGATGAAATACCCAACATAGACGAGGGTGTAAGACTACAGATACCACCAGCGGCAGACAACAAGATTCCTGTATTATACGGCACAGCATTCTTTGGAGGCATCATCACAGATGCTCAACAATCCAACAACAATCAAACAATGACATTCTGTTTAACATTGGCAGAAACCACAGGACACCAACTGAGCGATTCATCAGGCAGTGGCTACACATTCAAAGATGTGTATCTGAATGATCAGAGATTGGTTTTTAAATCAGATGGTTTCACTGTGGATTACACAGTGGATCGTGGTGGTAATTTTGACACATCAATATCTGGATTGGTAAAAGTTTATTGTTATGCTGGCAACACAGCATCACCCAGCATACCAACAGGATACACCAATGCTTCATATCCAAATGCTTATACTGTGATGCCTAATTGGGGCAGTTCAACACACCAGATGGAGAACTTGGCATTTGCCGTTGTGGAAGTGAACTACAACAGAGAACGAGGTATTACACAATTGGGCACTTGGAATTTTGAATTGGAAAACAGTATGAAGCAACCTGGTGATGTGTTGTATGACTATATGACCAACACCACTTATGGAGCAGGCATACACGAAGACGACATTGACCAAACCACGTTGACTGCACTCAACACCTTTTCATTGACAGGTGTAGATTATGAAGATCAAGGCACAGGCGTAGAAACATTGGCAGACAGATATCAAATTAATGGTTTGCTGGACACAGCCAAAACAGTGATGGAGAACATTGAGAAGATAGCATCCAGCACAGCCAGTTATCTAAAATATGACATACACGAAGGCAAATGGGGAGTTGTTATCAACAAGTCAGGTTCATCCACAGCATCATTTGATGATTCCAATGTGATAGGCAATGTGAATGTGGCGTCCACAGGTTTAAGAGATCTTTACAACAAGGTTAAGGTGGAGTTCCCACACAGAGACATAAGAGATTCAGCAGACTTTGTCACAATAGAAATACCTGCGGCGGATAGAAATGCCAATGAACAGGACAACACTCTGCAGATACAGTATGACACAATTAACGAACCCATTCAAGCACAACTGTTGGGTCTAATAGAATTAAAACAGAGCAGAGTCAATCTTGTGATAGACTTTGAAACAGATTTCACATACATCAATCTAAAAGCAGGTGATCTCATAGATGTAACCAATTCAAGACTGGGATTCACATCAAAGGTTTTCAGAATCATCAGCATACAGGAAACACAGGACACAGATGGTGCTCTAACAATGAAGATGGTGGCATTGGAGTATGACGCCAATGTGTATTCAGAAGCAGACTTGTATAGATACACCAGAACAGATTCAAACGGCATCATCACAATAGGTTCAATTGGTACACCAGGCACACCACAGGTTACAAAATTTGAAACCAACAGTCGTCCAAGAGTGGAAGTGGAAACCACAGCACCCACAGGATTGGTTGAAGCAATAGAATTTTGGAAAACCTTAGATGTTGCTGTATCAGGAGATGAAAACAGATCATATCAATTGATTGCCACAGAACGTCCAGCCAATGGCGGAGTTTATACTTCAGGCACCACAGTCACATTGGATTATGACGCACTGGCAGAAGATGAATATTTCTTTAAAGTGAGAGGTATCAACTCAACCACAACAGGACCTTTTTCAACACCATCTGGATTGGTTGATTTCACACCAGTTCAAACCACAGATGCCATAGGAGATGAAACAGAAGTTGATGGTGGCGCATTGGGGAGATTGTTGGGTGCTCTTTCATTGGTAGAATTATTATTAAAACTGGATGGTTTCTTTTCAGGAATGACAGGCAACAAATCAATGTTTCAAAGATTAACGGATCTAATCAAAGATGCCACAAATGGAGCAATTGATATAGGAGCCTCAGATCCATTACCAGGAGCAGACAACAATATCACAGTCAAAGATGAAGGTACCACACTTACATCAACACCAGCAGAAATAAATTTTGTGGGTAATGCTGTCACAGCCACACAGACTGCTGACGCTGTCACAGTCACTGTGAATACCAATCTGTTTTCAGCAGGAGGCACACCACCAGAAGCAGGAGATGGATTAATTTGGGATGGATCTGCTTGGGTTCCTGGTAGCACCTACTATGCGCCAGAAATTGTGAAATACACAGTGGCGCCTGTATTACCTAAAATGAACATTGTAAATCGTTATCCACCAGACAGAACAACGCATTTGGATTCAACAGGCGAATATGCCAGTGATCAAGCACCCATCACAGGAGATTATTATGTGTTGTATGGAAGAACAGCAACAGATTCCACAGCCAACGTATTTTATGGTGCACTCAGTTTGGGTTCAGACAAAAATGTTAAATTGTATTCAAGTGATGGCACATTGAAAGAAACATTAAACACCACAAGCAACGCAAGTGATTTTACCATCACCAACAACGCATTGTCAATTGGATTTGCCAACAGAGATTTGAAAACAGACTACTACATCTTAATGGATGAAGGTGTTGTGACATATTGTGATTATGTGTCACCCGCAATCACAGGCAAAACCAAAAGATATGAAGATTGTGGCACAGATTATTCAGACACAGCCACAGACTATGACGCAGTGGGAGAAGAAATAGGTTCTACAACCTGGAACTTTAACACACCTGCTTACACAACCTCAGCATATTCATTCACAGGCACAGCACACACAACACCCAGCACAGGTGCGTGTAATATTGATAC